AACTCGACTAGAAGTTTTCCGCGATTACGAAGCAATGGACTCCGATAGTATCATTTCGTCTGCATTAGACGTTTATGCAGATGAGTGTACAGCTAAGGATGAGTTTGATGATACACTTACAATTGTCACATCAAACGAAAAAATACATAAAGTACTACACAACCTATTCTACGACATTCTTAATGTTGAGTTTAATCTTTGGCCATGGATTAGAAGTACCTTGAAATACGGAGATTTCTTTCTACATTTACATATCACAGAGAAGTATGGTATTACAAACGTAGAGCCAGTTTCTGTTTATGAGATGATTCGTGAGGAAGGATCGGATCCAGAAAAACCAAACGAGGTTGTATTTAGAAGAGACTTATCAGCAGGTGTAACTACATCAGCTACTTTCTATCGTAGAGATATTGACTCTGAGGAATATCAAAACTACGAAGTTGCTCACTTCAGATTATTAACAGACACCAACTTCTTACCATACGGTCGTTCATTAATTGAACCAGCGCGTAAGGTTTGGAAGCAGTTAACGTTGATGGAAGATGCAATGTTGATTCACAGAATCATGCGAGCTCCTGATAAGCGTATTTTTAAGATTGATATCGGTAACATTCCACCTGCAGAAGTTGATGCGTTCATGGAGAATACAATCAACAAGATGAAGAAGATTCCATTTATGGATGAGGCTACCGGTCAATACAACTTAAAATACAACATGCAAAACATACTAGAAGACTTCTATCTTCCAGTTCGTGGAGCAGAGAGTGGTACTACGATTGAAACAACACCAGGTTTAGCTCATGATGCTATTCCCGATATCGAGTACTTAAAAAACAGAATGCTTGGATCATTAAAGATTCCAAAAGCTTATTTAGGATACGAAGAGGATACTACTGGTAAGTCTACACTATCATCACAAGACTTCCGCTTTGCTAAAACAGTAGAGCGTATTCAAAAGATTATCGTTTCTGAGCTTACAAAGATTGCAATTATCCACTTATATGCTCAAGGATTCCAGGATGATGAGATTGTTGATTTCTCACTAAAACTTACACCACCAAACACAATATACGAGAGAGAGAAGATTGAATTGTGGACATCAAAAGCTGCACTCGCTCAAACCCTAGTTGAGCAGCGATTATTCAGTAAGTACTGGTGCTATGAAAATATCTTCAACATTCCAGAAGACGATTGGTTAAGAGAGCAGGAAAATTTAGCAAAAGGAGAGAAGGAGTTTTTCCGATTGGAGCAGATTAAGACAGAGGGTAATGATCCATCTAAGACTGGCCAATCATTTGGAACACCTCATGACATTGCATCACTTTACAAAGGTGACAGTGGAGTTCCTCCAGGATACGATGAAAAGGATGTACCTGATGGAGGATGGGAAGGTGCAGGCCGACCAGAGGAACCTGGTACGTATATGACACACCAACATCCAATGGGCTGGGATCCATTTGGCAGAAAAGCGTTTAAAGTAGCAAGAAATGTGTACGAGGCTTCTAAAAGCAGTGGTAACGGAGGCATGATAAAACACAGAGATGTAATAGAAAGCTACAACAAACACAATGCAATTCGCCAAACATACGAGGATAAACCGGAAGGACCGTCTATGCTTAACGAAGAAAACATATTAGACGAATAATAATACGGAACAGCGACATACTTATTACTAGGGAAAACTATACATGAAAAAATCAACACATTCCAAGTTAAAAAACACTGGAATCTTATTCGAGCTGTTAACAAGACAAATCACTGCCGATACAATGGTAGGTGTATCCGACTCACCAGCGCTTAAGATTGTGAAAGAGTTTTTTGGACCAAAGAAGACTTTGGCAAAAGAATTGGTGCTATACCATACACTAATCAATGAGTCGTTCAAAGCACCAGCCAAAGCTGAGATGCTTTTAGCTACAACCATTAAGCTTCGCAAAGCTCTTAATCAAAGAGTGCTGCAAGAGAGCAAGTATCAGTTAATCAAAGAGGTTAAAAAGCACTACGATCTTCGTGAGTTTTTTAAAGCAACTGTAGCTGATTACAAATTGCACGCAGCAATTTATCGCTTATTTGAAGGTGCAGGCGTAACTCAAGTTGCTGAGCTTGTAAAGAGCCGTTCAACAATTACTGAGCACATCATGCGTAAGCGTCAGACTTCTCCAGAAGTAGACACTACTCAATCTTATCTGAAGGAGTCAGAGGATGTTAGATTATTAGCATACCGCTTAATGCTCGAAAAATTCAACGATAAGTACTCCGTACTTTCTGCAGGTCAACGCAAAATCCTTAAGGAGTATATTAACAACATATCCAACACAAGTGAGCTTCGTACCTTTATTATTCAAGAGAGTAAAGCGCTTAAGCAGTTGATTACGAAGAAAGCGGATAAAGTTAAAGACAAGGTTACCGCTATTAAGTTAGCTGAAGTGGCCCACCTACTTGATCGTAATCAAACAATCAAACGAGCTAAGGAAGAGCATGTACACGGTTTGTTATTGTATCACGAACTGTTAAAAGAACTATGAAAAGACAAGAGAAGAGAGAGCTTCGTGAGTTTGTAAAAACACAATTGAAAAAGATGCGCGAAGGTAGCACTACTGGAAACGTAGCATCTTACAGTACTCCTAGAGCTTTTGTAGGAGATCCAAAAGCTGATGAACCAACTTCATTTGAAGTCGAAGACGATCAATACGCTTACTCCATTAAAGCTCCAAAAGAAAGAAGAAATTCAATTAAGCTACACGAAGTTTCATACAAGTCGTTTAAGACGGATGGAACTAGAACTAGTGTACAAAAGGTTAATCAGAACATCTTGGAGGTAGCAAAAAAACTTGGTGAAGTGTCGAGAATGCTTAACCATAGTATCAAGCTAAAAACAGAACAAAAGATGTCTAATGTGCATTGGAAGAAAACCAACGAAGCGTTAGTGAAAATTCATCAAAGGATCCAAGAGCTCACAGATAAAGCAAACAATCTATACGATTTGAAAGAAGCAACAGCACAGTCAATTAAGACTAAGCTAGCTGACTATTTTACAAAAGCCGGCATGCAGGTTAAGCCACAAGACATCGACTACCATCAGTTAGGAAACGAGTGGTATGAGTTTGATGTTATGATCATGGGTGAGCCACAGGCTATCGATTATCGTAATGGTGAGATCTTTTGGCAAGCTTATGACGAAGAAATCAGACTAGGAAACATCGGTCAGGAGCAAGAGTTGGTGCAAAACATAACTAAAGAATTTAAGCCATGAAACAAGTAATTGTAGATTACATTGGATCAATCGAAGTATCACCAGCACAGATAAACGAGTCGCTTGCCAACAATGGAGGTAAGTTGATCGTATCCGGCATCATGCAACGTGGTAGTTCTAGTAATAATAGAAACTTCAACCAAAACGGAAGAAGCTATCCGCTACCAATACTAAAAAGAGAGTCTGAAAAATACAAGCAGACCTTTGTAAAAGAGCGTAGAGCTTTAGGAGAATTAGACCACCCAGAATCGCAAGTAGTAAACTTAGCAAACGTATCACATAACATATTAGATTTGTGGTGGCAAGGAAACGACTTGATGGGTAAGATTGAGATTCTGTCCACACCATCAGGAAACATTGCAAAGGAGTTATTAAAGTCTGGTATTAGATTAGGCATTAGCTCTCGAGGAATGGGATCTGTAAGAGAGTTGGGAGAAGGTAAAGTGGAGGTAGAGGATGACTTTGAAATCGTATGCTGGGACTTAGTGAGCAATCCATCTACACAGGGAGCGTTCATGTCACCATCACTAAACGAAAGTGTTAATCCAGGCGCTAACAGAAGCTATAATAAAATCAACTCTCTCATTAATGAGATTATAACAGTAATGCAATGAGAAATATATTACAACAAATTAACGAAGCAATGACTGGAAACACTCCAGGTCAAAAACTACACTTGAACGAAAAGGCTCAAGTATTAGAAGAAATTAAAAGCTACCAAGCATTAGGTGAAGTGATTTACCGAAGCGAAGGTTTAAAAGAAGCAGCTACTAAGATTTCTAAGATTGTA